ACTGATACTTCCATTGGAAGCCAAGACTTCACGCGGTAGCTATCCGCATCTTGACGCTCCATATCGTTGACATGATAGCCAACACTGATGTTGCTTCTGATACCATCCACAACATCGTCGAAAACCTCTTTGGCAAGTCCATTTCTTCCGAAACGCACAGTCGCCCGCAATCTACGGGCCGAGCCATCAAGGTTTACGTTCTCTACCACACCAATCTGCTGGCGTGGATCGTGATCTAATAGAAGCGGCATACGACCTGACTTAGCAAAGCTAAGATCAATACTGCGCTCATCGTGATCCAATATTTCATTGCCAAAGCTCCGCTCTACTGGCTCCTCGCTGGATACAGCAATGCGAACAGTGCGCGTGTCTTCATCAACAACTTTGCCATCAAAGGCAATGCCGCGAGTTTCCATGTTTTCACGGCTCAAGCGCTCATCTTTTTTCTTATATCCGCGCTCGTCAGTTTTAGTAAGCGTTGAGAACCTGTGGCCAGCCATAATACCTGAGCCTTCATAACCCTCTTCACCTTCGCGATATACTTCGATTAATGCAGCTGGATCTTCAGGGTCACCATTAATAGTGAAATCAGTGTCAGGGACATCAATTGAACCATCGCGCTCAATTCTCTCAATCTTACCATAAGCTTCGCCGCCTGAACTATTCCAACTGACAAAATCGCCTACATTAAGCTCATCTGGTTCAGCTCGAGCCTCATTGTTCATGATTTCTTCCTCTGCGTTTTGAGGCACTGTATCAGATTTTTTAATATCTTGCATAGTACGATCCTCTTCCTGCAATCTCTCTGCTATTTTACGACTCCATGAGAAGCCAGCATCTCCGCCCCAAAGCGCCCATGCTATTCTTCCGTTAGATGGATAACCTTTTTCACCAACACGAAATCCCTCTGCCTTTTTATCGACTTCATGGCGGCTAAAAAAACTAAACATACGCTTTACAGTATCTTCTGACAAGTTTCTGCCATTAGAAATGTCACGAGCTCTAGCTATGCCAACTTCTGTACCACCACGACCAAATTGACGCCGCCATGCAAGCCCACGACCCGCCTCTTCAACCATGCCATTAGTCGGTTTGTACGGCATCATCAACCTCCGCTGGTACTGGCTGCTTCATGCCAAAGGGTTGATAAGCCATCGATAAGCCAAATTGTTCAGCTAATTCCTTATCGCGCTCAATTTGAGCAAATGTATCCTCAGCATCACGACCATATGTAGCTGCAATATCTGAATGGCTCAAAATACCATTATTCAATCCAACAACAGCAGCATTCATTTCTTTTAGCGGATCAACCCACTGAAAACCCCGACCACGCCAAGTAACATCCTGACTGAACTTCATAACCTTGTTAGCTCCAGAGATAGGTATAAATCCATGATCCATAACATGCTCAAGCCAAACGCGATAAAATGGATCCAGGAAGTGATCTATAACAAATCTATGCAAAGTGCGATAAAAATCACGCTCCTCTAAAGCTCCCTGTCGTATGGATGAGTAGCTTGTGCCTTCAAGGTCATTCGCTAGTGACGTGTAGCTTACACCTAAGCCGCCAGCTATACCGCGCAGCACTGCCTTTTCAAAGTCAGCAAATGCAGATGTTGGGTGCGTTGGATCAAATGGCGTAAAGTCAACTCCAGCAGGGAGTTGATGGAATGTGCCAGCCTCTGCATCATAAATTGGTACCGTCTGCTCAGCATCATCAAATCCATCAGCTGTAAATCCGTCTCCTGCAGGGCTTGTGAAGAAGCCCATTTTTGCAGCTCCAGTTCTAGCAGCAATAAGTTCAGCCTCACGGTAACCATGTAGCATCTTCAATGATGCAATAGCAGCAACTGACCAAGGTACACCTCTAGTTTGATCTGCACGCTCAGGGCGATAAATATGCATCATCTCATCAGCAAGAACGCGTGTATATTTACGCTCTGCAGCTGGCGTCATATAATCATAGTCGCCTTTATGGTAATTCAGCACATAATATGCAATCGGCCGCTTTGTTTTGCTATCAAGCTCAACGCCCATGCGCACCTGATTGCCATTCGCAGCAAGTTCGTTCTTCTCTTCGTCTACTAAATCAGGTTCAATAAGTTGAAGAGCAATACCATAGCGCAAGTAATTACCTTTAACAACTTTTAAGAATACCTCGCCATCACGAGCAACGCTTGATATTATATGATTGCACAAATCCACCATTGAAAGGCAACCATCTATTGTTGGTCCTCCATAACGAGAAAAATCACGCCAAGCGCCCTCAATTATGTTATTTCCAGCGCGATCTAGCGAATTATCTGGGTTTCTGCCTCTGATCTGTAGGTTAAAGCCGTTCTCCCCGACAACATTTACACGCAAAAGCTGCAAATAACGCCTAAAATATTCATTATTGCGCTCTAAATCACGACTGCGGTTGCGTAAATCACGCAATGCCCAACGTATTTCACTGTCGGCGCTACGGTTTGATGCGTGGAAATCAGCGAAAAGCCGCCCTTTCGAAGCTGCTTGATAATTGCGACGCTGCGGCTTTTTCTTTGAGCGGCTAAAAAAATCCATTAAGCCCATCAGCTAAACCTCACTTTAATAGTGTTTGGGCTTGGCTTGCCCTTTTTCACAGCTTCTTCAGATTGCTCTCGCTTAAATATGCCCATATATCGGTCTCTAGCTTCTTCAAGCTCAGCAAACGTCATTTTTGTTAAAGATCTTCCAGCTATGGAATAACTTCCAACGTCACTATCAGCCTTACCTTTTAATATGGTTTCAATTTTATCAACCATAGTCTGAGCAAATGAACGTGGATCAACTCCATTAACGTCCATGTCAACGTTAATATCCCAATGCCCTGTTTCAACAACAATGCGCTCGTTATCGCTATTTCTAACAATTTCAAGTTGCCACTTATGATGACCAGCACTAAAATCGTCAGATGCAGAACCTAATATCGTAAATAGGAAATCATCACCACTTGCTGTACCTGTTACACTAAACTCATGAGATCCACCACCAGCGTCCCGTGAGACATAAGTTGCTGTATATGCACTATTAGGATAGTCATCACTTAGATCCGTCCGCTTCCATTGAACGAAATCACCAACAACAAAATTACTTGGCTCACTTGTTGGAGCATTTGCTGCGTCAAATAAATTTGCCATCTGTCACCTATAACCGTGGACGAACGAATTGCGGCGCGGCAATGCTGGACGCCTATATTGCTGAGGTTTTTCGGATTGTACCTTGTTTTGCTGCCGCTTTTCAACCGCCTCTATATTTATTCCCATAACCTGTAATGCGGCCATAGCATAGACCCTACAATCAAGTGCCTCATTGCGCTGCCGTGTCTTCACCCATTCGCGTCTAGCACGGCCTTTGAAATAACGTATTACCTTCTTTTCAGCTGTAAGCATACGAAAATACTCTTCACCCCGATCTAGCGGGAAGTGACAGTAACCTGGACCCGTTTGAGTTATTTTTAATCTAGCAAATAAAAGCTCTTTTGCTGTATCTGTGCCAACAGGGAAAAGATTTATTTTACCTATATTGTTTTTGCTTGGTCGCCCAATAATAGGCTTACCCTCTCCACCCATGCCCTTGATCGCATATATGCGCTTACCACTTCTATGCTTCACATAATTATAAACCTGCTGCGTATAATGGCCACCACTATCTATGCAAGTTGATCTAATAATCATATCGCCATGTTTTGGATGTTCAAATGTTTGAGATAATACAAAGTCTAAGTCTTGCCAGATCTCACTACCCGAAGGATCGCCATATATTTCTTCATAATATAGCGACCAACTTTCTTCTCCTGATCCATATGCAACAATCTCACACGCCAAACGATCATCTTGGACGTCCACACCAGCCACCAAAACCACAGCCTTCTCAGGTAGCATGTGCCCATAATCTTCTTTTCTATCAAAAAGGTCATATTCATCAATTCTTTCGCCATCTTCTTCATATGTTTCACCTAGTGTGGTGTTGATCCATGCTTTTAATCGCATTGGATCCTTTTTAGCAGATAAGAACTCCCTTACTACATCAGCCAATGCAGTCCAGGGCGAATAAAGTGCAGATAAGTGAAAACCCGCAGTTTTACCATCTCCCGCAGCAGTAGCTTCCCATTTGCCATATCTTATTGCCTG